CTTTTTTGTTGTATAATAAAAGAATTTATTATTTTGTATTTTTACATAAAATTTTATTTTAATGGCATCATTCTTTGACCGATTCAGAAACCTATTAACCAAAAATGCTCAACAAACAGCACAAGAATATAACAAAGCTATTTATAACTGGCTTGGTGAAAGCATAGTTTGGAATCCAGAAAACGACACTACATATATAAACGAGGGTTACAGAAAAAACTCAACTGTATATTCATTAGTAAATATCATTGCAAAAGCCGCATCATCAATACCATTTCAAGTATATGAAAAGGTAAATGACAATGATTACAAAAGATATAAAGCCATGAATAATGGCATACTAGATCCTAGTGTTATGCATAAAGCAAACTATTTAAAAAAGAAAGCATTAGTTGAATTGCATAATACTGATTTACATAAATTATTAGAACGACCAAACCCAGCGCAATCTTATGCATCTTGGATAACTGAGCTAATTGCATTTGGTAAATTAACCGGCAACAGATACATTTATGGCATTGCTCCGGAAACTGGCAATGGTGCTGGTAAATACAAAGAGCTATATGTTATGCCTAGTCAATTAATAGAAATTATTTCTGGTGGTTATATGCAGCCAGTAAAAGAATATGCTATTGAGTACAATGGCCAATATAAAATACCAGCTGATCAAATATGCCATATAAAAGATTTTAACCCTTACTTTGATGGATCTGGTTCACATCTTTATGGGCAATCACCATTAAGAGCTGGTTTAAGATCAATGACAACAAATAATGAAGCTGTACAAACTGGGGTTAAATATTTACAAAACCAAACAGCCAGAGGGGTGTTAATGAGTGATGAGGGTGATTTAAATGAAGTTCAAGCACAACAATTAAAAGATAAGTTTAGAAAAAACTTTCAAGGTGCTGATAATGCTGGTGATATAATTATAACTCCAAAAAAATTATCATGGGTTAATTTTGGATTAAATGCAAGTGATGTTAGTTTAATAGAGCAATACAATGCATCTATAAAAGATCTTTGTAATATCTACAACGTACCAGTTACACTTTTAAATAATACAGAAAGCTCAACATTTAATAATGTAAAAGAAGCTAAAAAAGCATTATATCAAAATTGTGTTATACCAGAGCTTAACAAAATACAAGATGAATTAAACAGATGGTTAGCGCCAAAGTATGGCGAAAAACTTTGTATTGAGTTTGATTATAGTGTTATCCCAGAATTACAAGAGGAAACTGAAAAGGTTGTAAATCAAATGGCTCAGGCATGGTGGCTAACTCCAAATGAAAAAAGAGCTGCAATGAGTTTTGGAACTGATGAGGAAAATCCAATACTAGATGATTATTATATACCAGCTAATTTAATACCGGCATCTGGCAATGATATTGATTTAGAAGATCCACAGCCGGCACAAAATGATGAGGAAGTTGAAAAGATGTTTTTAAAAGCCGAAGTTTCTGCTAGAACTGAAAAGGCATTAAAAAAAAAAGTAGAAGATCATAATTCATCTGTTGAGGCAGCATCTAAAAAAACTAGCTTAGGTACTCTAAAAGCTGTATTTAAAAGAGGTGTTGGTGCTTACAATACAAATCCTAGTAGTGTGCGACCAAATGTATCTAGTGCCGATCAATGGGCAATGGCTAGGGTTAATTCATTTTTATATGCATTAAAGAATGGCAAATACAGAGGTGGCAAACACGATACTGATTTATTGCCAGAGGGACATCCAATGAGTTCTAAAAAAGAAATGTTTTTAGATATTGAGGTTAAAGATGGTATTGAGGTTAAAGCAACTTATAATGATTATCCACAAAGTGCAACTAACAATGCTAAACGAGTAAAGAATTGGATCGAAAAACATGGCAGAAATGAAGTTGATGGAATGACTGAGGTTGGCTTAGCTAGAATGAATCAATTAATAGCTAGAGAATCACTTAGTTTGTCAACTTTAAAAAGAACTTTTAGTTTCTTATCTAGAACTAAAGGCGGTGGGTATGATAAAATAAATCCTGATTATAGAGACACCCCCTGGAGAGACAAAGGGTATGTTGCTTTCTTAGGATGGGGTGGCCAAAGTATGCTGACTTATGCTGATAAAAAATTAAAGCAAATAGAAAATGAGTAATGGAAAATGGAGAGATGCATTTGAAAAGCAAAGGCAAATAACAGAAAAACGTAACATCTCAAAATTTACTAGATATTATCAAGGTCAATACAATAAAGGTGTTGATAATGTTTTAAATACCGGGAATACTAACTATCAAAACCTATTTACTGTTGAGTTTTTTAATAATATGTATTTAGAGTTATTTCAAGATACATCAATGCATTTTGCTAAATGGTATGCTAGAACTTTTGACAAACTAATTAAAAAAGGTGTTAATAGCAAAGAGTATGTTACTCAATGGCAAGCTGCATTTGGATTATATGCCAAACAAGTAGCAGCAACAAATGTTGTTCTAGTAAGTGGAACTGCAAAAAAAACATTAGTTAAAATAACACAAAGATTGTTTAGTGATCCTGAGTTTATGACTTTAGGTTATGATGCAAAAGCTAGGATATTAAAAAAACAATTTACTAAATACTCAAGATATCAAGCACAAAGATTAGTTAGAACAGAAACTACAAGGGCCGCAAACTATGGAGTTGAGCAAAGTGCCTTGACTGTTTTTCCTGGCGAAAATCTTATAAAAGAATGGTCCACATCATTAGATGGCCGAGAACGAGATTGGCATGGCGTGGCTAATGGCCAAAAAGTAAAACAACAAGATTCTTTTATTGTTGGTGGCGAAGCTATTATGCGACCAGGTGAGGGTTCTGGCCGAAATGTAATAAATTGTAGATGCTCAGCTATTTATTATCCAGATCAGTCAAACCAACCTAGCCGATCAAGTAATTTACTATTTAATATCGGTGCTGGCTTAGCAATCAATGAGCTGACAAAGGATTAAAAATTATTTTAGTAATTTTACAAAAAATATATTTATATGGAATTTATTTACAAAGCGGCTCCACTTGGTGATGTTGTTATGGATTTTGATGAAAAAAACAACATTGTTAAAGGTTATGGATCTTATTTTGACAACAAAGATAGCGACCAAGATATTATCAGAAAAGGCGCATACCAAAAAACAATACAAGAAAATGGCTCAAGGGTTAAGTATTTATATCAACATGATATGATGCAGCCAATAGGTAAAATGAAAGAGTTGTATGAAGATGATAAAGGTTTGGTATTTGTTGCCGAAGTGCCTAAAACACAACTTGGAACTGATGTTATTGAACTTATGAAAGCTGGAGTAATTACTGAAAATTCTGTTGGTATTATGCCAATAGTAAAAGAACAAAAAGGTGATTATAGGGAAATAAAAGAAGTAAAACTATATGAAATTAGTGCTGTTACTTTAGCAGCAAATGATCAAGCTAAGATATTAGATGTCAAAGGCACTACTAATATTGATCAGATTTACAAAAGATATGACAATATCTGTAAATTAATTAGAAAAGGCAATATCTCAGATGATATGGGATATGCCCTAGAATCCGAAATTATCAAACTCAAAACATATTTCATTAATGCTACTCAGCCAGTTGAGGAAACTACTGAGCCAGTCGAAGTCAAGCAAGAGATTGATGTTTATAAATACTTGTTAAATAATTTAAAATAATTCTTACTAAAATGGAAGAAAACGTAAAAAAACAGCTTGACCAAATAGGGGATCTTATTGATTCTAAATTGGAAAAAGCTCATGGACAAGCACTAGAAAGTGCTACTGGTAAGGCAGATGAAATGCTAAAAAGCGAAATTTCAAACCTTGCTAACAAATTTAATGAGAGATTAGATCAAATGGAAGTTGCTAACAAGAAAAATCTTGAGGCAAAAGCTAATGAAAATCTAACTTTCAAAGGTGGTTTAATGAAACAAATTAATGATGGAGCTATTGAAAATATCGTAAAAGGTAATTCAAGATCTGCATCTTTTGAAGTTAAAGCTGACATGACTGTTGGTGCTGACTTTACTGGAGAAGTTATACCAGCTGATAGAGTACCTGGATACAAATTTGATCCTACTCGACCAGTTCACATTAGACAATTAATCCCACAAGGATCAACTAGCTCTGATGTTATTAGATTCGTAAAAGAATCTGGATATTCAAATGGTGCTGCAACAGCAGCCGAAGGATCAACGCTAGCACAATCGGATTTTGATATGACTGCATCTGACAGCAATGTTAGAAAAATTGGAACATACTTTAGAATTTCTGAAGAAATGTTGGCAGATACTCCACAGCTTACTAGCTATATTTCAGCTAGAGCGCCAGAAAAATTATTAAATGTTGAGGATACTCAAATTTTAACTGGTAATGGATCTGCTCCAAATTTATCTGGTATTATTACTGATGCTGCTGATTTTGATGTATCATCTGGTGGTGCATTTTACCAATCAGTTGAATCAGCTAATGAGTTTGATGTACTTGTTGCATCTTTAAACCAATTAGCATTATCTAACTACCAAGCTAGTTACATACTATTACACCCAACAGATTTCCACAAAATCTTATTATTAAAAGATAGCCAAAACAACTATCTTAAAGATCAAGTGTATTCTGGGTTACAACCTAACTTTATGGGAGTGCCAGT